TCTTACTTGCCATAACGACATTACTGCCCAGGCCGGGGGCCGGATAGATCTCTCTGCAAAAGAAGAAATTAATATTCACTCAGCAAATATTAATATTGAAGCTGATAATTTAATGAGCATATTGGCTGATGGGGAAATGCGAGTACTATCTGGTAATGCTATTCACATGATTGCTAATACCTCTGCTTACGTAAATGCTAAAGTAAACATGCATCTTTCTGCTAACGTAGAGTTGATGTTGCTTGCTCAAGAGGATATAGGTCTGGTTTCTACCAAGAATATAAAAATGAAGTCTGGTGAGAATACTGATATTAAAGCAGGGGGTAATTTTAACGTGGATGGAGCGGAAGTACATCTTAATTCAGATAATGCTACCGATGCTAATACTGCAAGTTATGCAAGTATTGCATCAGTTTCTAATATTGGTCTATTAGAAGGTAGATTATATGCTGACCCTGTAGAGATTACAGACCCTGAACCCATTCGTTATGATTCTAGATATACCGAACGCGGGGAAGGGTATGAACCTTCTCAGGAAGAACTTAATAAGCAAAAAGATCTATTGATTACCTCTGGTATTGCTACAAAGGATGAACTAGAAGATCCAAATCCAATTACTATTGAAGAGAGCTCTCCAACAAGCACTCAGGGTAATATTGTTTTACCAGATGTAGGGCTTCTAAAGGTTACAAGTCTTCCCGGTAATTATAAACTATCTCCAAATTATACTTTGGATAATATGTGGAAAACTGTTGCCGTAAGTCCCGGTAAGCACCCCATTCAAGCCCAGGCTGGACTAACATACGGGCAGATAGTATATAACCTACAGGCCCTTGCTCTAAATATACTTGAGCCAGTAAAAGCATTATACCCTAAAATGGTTATTACTTCCTGCTTCAGGCACGTACAAGATAATCCAAAATCTGCCCATCCGGCCGGTCTTGCCGTAGATATGCAATTTCCAGGGGTATCCAAGTCTGAGTATTTTGAGATTGCTAAAAAACTTGCCCAAGTATTATCTTATGATCAAATACTGCTCGAATATTGGGTACAGGCCAGCAACCCATGGATACATATCGGGATGGGGCCTTCTGGTCAATTTAACCCAGCGTCGCAAAGAAAAGTGGCATGGACGTTTAGAGACCATGCCCTCTATAAACAAAATCTAGTAAATTTAGCATAATGGCATTAATACTTACAAGTAATATTGGGGGAATTCCTGATCCTTATGTAGGATTAGATGGGGTGACTGAAGCATTAACTTTTCCTAACGCTGCGATTGATGACCAAGATTTTAATGATCGTATAATCCTTACTCCTGATCCGTACGTATCAGTAGTAAGCTCAGATTTAGTAGGTTCCAGGTCCTCCATTACACCCTCGTACATCCCACAAAGTACCATCTCAGGAGGTAGTACATTAAACATTACATACGAGCAAGCTAGCATTGGCTCAGTATCCTTCGGTGGCAGTATCCAGGGCACTGGAGGTCCAGACCCCAAATCGACAGGGTTTCTAGCTTTTAGTATGAAACTTAGGGGTACTTTTTTTACCGATAAGTACATGGAATATAAAGATCGTAGTAACGGTAACGCAATCGTGCGAGTTACAAGTTTTGATGATGTACCGTCTCAGAATGCAGAAATATATTTGTTTAAACCATCATTTATTAAGTATGTCTTCTACACATATACTGTCAAAGTAGAGTACTTAACTAGCTCAAATACTATAGTAACTGTTCAATATACAGTATTAAAAAGAGTGTTAAATGATTGGGACGCAGATAGAGTCGCATTAAAAGCAAAGGTAGCAGCCCAAAATGCCAGCAGTAACTAGAGTAGGGGATCTATCAACTGGGCATGAAGGCTACCCACCTTCGGCAGTTACAACTCCAAATAATAGTACGGTTTATGCTAATGGAATTTTAGTTGCCGTTAAAGGTGGTAGTTTTGCCACTCACACCAAACCCAAGAGTCCCACCCACTTTGAAGGCGCTGAGAGGCTTATAACAGGCGGAAGCGAAACGGTATTCGTTGAAAATGAAAAGGTTACTAGAATTGGGGATGATATAGCGGACGGGGATGCAAGCGCTCAAGGTTCTCCTAATGTCTTTGCAGGATGAGGTATAAATAATAAATGGAAATAAACAGAAAAACTAGGCAGTACTCGGATCTGAACTTACTCTTTACCACCCATCCTACTACTGCTGACATTACAAAAAAAATCGATGAAGAGGCGGTTAAAGCTTCTATTAGAAATTTAATTTCTACACGAAATTATGAAAGACCATTTCACCCCGAAATAGGGTGTCAGATATTTTCATTGCTTTTTGAAAACTTTAATCCCATCACCACCCAGGTGATGAAGAACACTATTCGAGATGTAATACAAAAATACGAGCCAAGAGTTAAATTACTAGATGTTAGCATCGCAGATAGATCTGATAACAACGAAATACAAATCGAAGTTTTTTTTAAGCTTATTAACTCTGAAAAGCCAATTACCCTAACATCTATAATAAGTAGAGTACGATAATGTCTAATTTAAGAATCGCCGAGCTTGATTTTGATCAGATCAAACAAAATTTAAAAGAGTTTTTAAAAGCTCAAGATGAGTTTACTGATTATGACTTTGAAGGGTCAGGGCTATCGGTATTGTTAGATATACTAGCATATAACACCCACTATAATGCATACTTGGCCAACATGCTAATGAATGAGATGTTTTTAGATTCTGCAGTAAAAAGATCGTCTGTAGTTTCACTTGCAAAGCATCTAGGTTACACACCAAGATCGGTCAGAGGATCAACCGCAGTCTTAGACATTAGTGTAAACAACCCTACCGGATCACCAGTGACTCTTACCCTGGATAGATATACGCCATTTTCTACAATTACTCCAGTTGGTACATTTCAATTTTATACTTTAGAACCAGCTGTAGCTTCCCCAGTAGGTACAACTTATACGTTTAATGATATTACAGTAAAACAAGGTACCTTACTTGGATATAATTTTAATGTAGTGACACCTGGCCCTGACGAGAAGTATGAGATACCAAATTTAGATACTGATACAACTACTATATTAGTTACTGTTCAGAAGTCAGCCTCCGATCTTACTACTGAAACCTATACCCTCTCAACCGGTATAATTGATATCGATGAGACATCAAAGGTGTATTTTATTGAAGAAAATACTCGCGGGTATTATCAATTATTTTTTGGCGATGGGGTTTTAGGTAAGAAGCTTGAGACTGGTAATATAATACGGATCCAATATCTTATTGCTGCTGGATCAGATTCAAATACATCCTCATCTTATGAGCAATCTTTTACTTCTGAAAATGCAATAGGTGGATCTTCTAATATAACTATTAATACAGTTTCGAATGCAACCGGTGGCGCTATAAAAGAAACTATTGCGTCTATACGGTATAATGCTCCAAGATCAATCAACACACAAAATCGTGTTATAACTCAGACAGACTACGAGACGCTCATTACATCAAATTACGCTGATGTAGAATCGGTGGCGGTTTGGGGTGGTGAGGAAAACGATCCACCAGAATACGGGCGGGTATTCATATCTTTAAAACCTTATACTGGGTTTACAGTAAATGCAGCATTGGTAGAAGAAATTAAAAACACTTTACTAAGACCTAGACAAGTAGTTACTGTAAAACCTATTTTCGTTGACCCGGATTATTTACATGTAGGGTTATCGGTAAGTGTACAGTTTAATAAAAACTTAACCACAATATCTTCAAGCTACATTGAACAGCAAGTAAGATCTGCAATAACGAATTACTTCTCCAATAATCTTCAGCAATTTGAAAAAGATTTTTATTATTCTAAACTAACCAATACCATTACAGCTGTCAATGAGTCTATCGTCAGCGTACTAGCAGAAATTACTATTCAAAAAAGACTAGAACCAGTACTGAATGTTGTAAATACTTTTACCGGAGTTGATAAACTCAAGTTTTCAAATAAACTTCACCCCGGTGAAATTGCCTCTACAAGATTTTTTACAACTAAAAACAATCAATTATACCATGTTCGTATTACCGATACCCCCGATGTAATGCCCCCGTCTTACGATGGTACTGGGACTCTAAAAATGTATACAGTAGATGACTCTAATGAATTTATCGGAGACGTGGGTACAGTTAATTATGCAACTGGAGATATAAACCTAACCAGTATCTTGGTTACCGGGTACAGTGAGGATCAGTTTGATTTAAGAATTAACGCTGCTGTTCAAGAAAATAGCTACAACATTCTTGCCTCTAAAAATCAAGTTATAGTATTAGATAATAGTACTGGTAATGTTGTAAGTGATAGGGTTCAGGGATTAACAATTAGCGTGGCTGCAATATAATGCCTAC